GAAGATCCAATTTTATTGATCGCCTTAGCTAACCCGCTTTTTATTTTTGCTTGTATATTTTCCGCGCTCATTACACGCGAACCATAATATTGTCTGAGCCGTTATTTACTAGAAGTGGATCAAGATAAGCATCAGCTCTGTCTGTTCTGACCTGTTCCCAACTTCCGCCGCTGTGGTATGATTCTGAGTAAACACCATCAACGCTGAATGATGCCAGGTTTTGAGTTGTACCAGTCACCAACAACGCTGATTTGTTTGATTGCACCGCCAATTCCATTTGCGCTTTTTTTAGGTTGCTCGGTATCGCATCGTTTGCAACTTTGAAATTGTATTCACAAACACCCTTCCTTGGATACATTAAATCCTGAGTTATATCAACGCGCTCACCTTTCATTTTTTGTTCTTTGCTGAATAAATAATCTACTGCAAGAATCAACAATGAATCGCGCTCGGCTTTTGTCGCGGGCAAAGCAAACCCTCTAGCAGTTGCGTATGTTTGCAATTCAGTATCAGTAACAAAACTGTTAGCGCCTGCGACTATTGTGCCATCCTCAATTATTAGTGCCATTATGGGTTCTCGTTAAAAATTAATGAATAAACACCGAGCGCCGTACCTGAGCCGCCCAGCTTTGAAAATGACAAATAATAAGTGCCAGCGGCCAAACCTCTTTTACCCATTGCGCTTATGGTCACGCTTGATTTTTGCGCTGTTGACTGCGCTGATAAAACTTGAATAGTTTCAACGGGTGTTTGTCCAACATTTGGAGTAAACACGCCGCCTGTGTCTATTGTAACTTGCCCAGTGTAAGCACTGGCAGTTGATTGAAAATTGTTTTTGAATATCGGCACAACAGCATCAAAAGTGCCAGAAGGTGTGCCCTGTATATCTCTATAAGCTTCAAAAGTAATACCGCTTTGATGTGTTTCAAGATTCTGAGCGACAAGCTCAAAATCAACCGGGCTGATCACTCTTAAAAAAACTGTGTTGCCGTTGCTTACTTCTACCGGATAACTTATCCTGAATTGTTGACCAAGCGCATAAGCTGGATCAGCGTCTTCAACTTTTAATCGTCGTTTTGCTCTTATCTCAGATGTGATCAAGTCAATCGGTAAGTATGACATTACTTTTTAAATACTCTTGTTTTGCGCTTTGGTTTTTCTTCTACTACTTGTGGTGATGGGTCAAACTTGGCATCAACAACTCTGTAACCTTGTTTGTTTAATGCTCGCTTTTCTTCAAAAGTGATCGGCATTTTTACATATTTTATTTGCATAATAACCTCAAAAAAAAGGGGCTTTTCAGCCCCTACAAATTAAGCGTCTGCGCTACCAACTAACAAAGTACCAAGCGTGTGCTTGTTCTCTGCTACTGATTTATCCCAGTTAGTACCTGTGAACAATTCAGCATCAGTAGGTGATGCGCCACCGTTAGCAACATCCCAAGCATAACCCTTCAGCTTAACACCGAAAGTATAGTCAGCTTGCCACGTAGTCTCAATGCGCAACTTGCCATTTGAGGTTTCCATGTTTGAAACAATATCGCTAGAATTATCAACGATAATGCCACCAGATGTAACAGACAAAACCTTGTCTTTGTTAGGTGATCCAGCTTCGTATAACGCAGGAATATCAGAGATAATCACTAACTTACCGAGAATGTCCACTACTTGAACATTTGTTGACAAGAATAAACGATTGCCATTTGTGATAGCCTCTGCAACTAAACGATGATACACATCACCAGTCATGACATCAGCAGACAAAATGGAACTCATATCACCAAACTTACGATGTGAATTATTTAAGCCGCCTTGGGTTACACCAGCAGTTGCTGACACATCATTTACAAGAGCTGCAACATTTGAAACCGCTGATACTGCACAACCAACAGCAGTATTAAGCTGATCGGCTAATAAAGCATCTGCAAAGCCTTCAGCTATAACAGTAATTGCACTGCCCGGATCTTCCTGCAAATAAGTCATTTGCGCTGGTTCAAACAATACCGGACCAAAACCGCCAGCAACTTTAACACCGACCATTTGAGCTTGTGTGAGAGTTGTTGCAGCTTGAGCGGCATTGGTTGCATAGCGATCAACTCGTCGTTGTGCGCTTGCTATTTGGTTAAAAAATGATTCTTTTGAAAAGTCACCACGGAAAGCAGAAGAATTCAAAAGAATCGAACCGCCCGAAGCCGCATTGAACAAATCAATTTTTTGTCCTAACAATTCAATTGTATTACCAACAATCTCATCGTTATAAACCTGCATGTTATTTAAAGCCATTTTATTTATCTACCTAATCTTTTATTAATATCAAAAGCACGTTGCTCTGATTCTGTCATTTTAGTGCCAGAACCTGAGAGCATTTGGCTGCTACCTTTGGAGTTTCCCCCGCTGTTATCGGGCGCTAAGCGAACCGCTTTACCCTGATCCGTTTCAGACCATTCTTTTATTGCATCGCTTAGCGATTTATCCCCGATCTTGACTTCGCCATCAATCAGTTGAGCGTTTTGCCTAAAGTAGGTGTTAACCAACTCTGAATGCAATGGATTAACTCTAATTTCAGTTAGTGCATCTGTGATGCCATTACCGATCATAGTGTTACGCTCTTTTTGCTCAAATAAATTAACCTTTTCTGAAAGCTCACTTATTTGTTGTGTGTATTTTGTTGAATTTAATTGCAGCGCCTGATCATAATGCTGCTTATTTTCTAATTCTTTTTGCGCCTGTAAAGCTTCAATTGCTGCCAGCTTTTCAAGTGCGCCTTGACTTTCATTAACCGTTGATTTGGTTTCAGAAAGTTTTTTTAATAGCTCATCGTTTTTGTTGATTAACCCGCCAGTTAATCCACCAATGGCCTCTATTTGCTCAGGCGTTAGCCCTTCTATTTTGTCCAGTCCGTTTAACATGTTAAACCCTTTAGGTTGATTAAAGCACTTAGTGCTTATTTAGTTTACTATTTTAACACTATGGTATATTGTGTGGTATATGGGCAAATTGCCTATACTTGGAGAGGATAAATGAAGTGTAAATTTACAGAAATAATTCACGGCAAAGGTTGGACGGCATGGGATGCCTGTAAACACTGGGATATTAGGTACGACGTATGGCGCAGAAAGTGCCGCAATATTAAATTAGAAGCTCAATTGTTGAGCATGTGTAATGGTTTGAATAAAAAAGAGGAAGTAAGATTATGAATAATGGTTTAATGTCAGAATTTACGTGCAAAATTCAAGTTGATAAATTTATTGAGTCATCAAATAAAAATGACAATGCTTTTTGGAATACATTTATTAAGGTCATGTTATACCTCCCTCCAGATTGCTGTGCAAAATATGCTAGGAAAATGCTTAGATTGGATGCGATTAAAACGGTGAAACACGGAGTTATATTATACAACGGAGATAACGAAACAAGGAATTTCGTAGCTAGAAGCGCACCAGCATCTCCTGAGCTTATATGCGCACTGCGATTGGCCATTGAATTATCTATCGGTAATGATCTTTTATTTCCTGCAAATAACTCAGGAAGTAATCGCGCAATGACGTCAGTAAAAGAAATAACTAGGCAATCAATATACAGGAACTTAAAAAAACACAACTCCATTGTTCGCTCTGCCACTCTCGACTCTGGAATGAATCACGAGTTTGAAATAGGGATTTCAACATTATTAAAATATGACGGCACAAAGTCAGCAGCCGCTAAAATACTAAAAACAATCGTAGCTATCCATGGAGGTAATATTTCATCTGAATTGATGGCCGCTATAAATTCAGAACTTAAAAGCATAGGCTAAAATAACTAACCACCAACTTTATCAAAAGCCAATTGCAGTGATTTTTTGCCTCTTAATTTTGAGAGGCTAATTGGCTGGAAAGTTTCGTCTAGTGTTAGTTGTTTAAATTTTGAAACTGACAACCCACCATCCAAAAACAATGTGCCGCGCTCCTCACCAAGCGTATCAAGTACAAATGCTCTGCCGTTTGCACCTTGGCCGCCCTGCTCTTTTAGCCAGTCATAATATGTAAGGTCAGCTTTTACCTGTTGACCGCCTTCAACACCTCTTGACGCTCTGGTATTCACACTGTCGTCTAATCTATAACGTTCATCAAGTACGGGTGCTGTACTGCTTCTGCAATTTGGGTGCGCTGGTGGATATCTTTTGTTCTTGTCTTTGTTCTTGTATATCTTTCCGTCTAAACCTTTGCAGACGTTGCTTGTGCGACTGTCTAACGTTGATACCCATTCATAACCTAATATCACATTATCGTTTTGGTTGAATGTTTCTTGCCTAGCTAGGTTGCTGGTGTGAGTTGTCGCGGTTCTAACCATTGTTTTAACTGATGATCGTGTTTGTTTATCCAATATGCCGTTTTTACCTGCAATCTCTTGTGTGATTTGCTGGTTGGTTTTCCCGGTAATAAATCCAGTCCTGATAATATCGCTAACCTTTTCAATTTGGTTAGCTTCCCAACCTTTTATGAACGGCTCTAATAATTTTACGCCTGCGCTATTTGGAAACACCAACGGCTCTGACAATACGCCAGACCAAGCTTGTGCGGGTGCTGGAGTAGTTAAAACTACAGTAGGTGAATCAATAGCCTTGTCTAATGCTGCGACTTGCCATTCTGCCTCGTCGCCTGAGAATTCTTCTAACTCTTTAAATAATATTTCTGTGTTGTACTCACCGTAAACAATTGTTGACGCTTTTTTATACTCAGATATTAGACTATTGATGCGCCTGATGTTTGTTGTCTCAGTTGGCGCATCAGCCATTAGTATTTTAAGCTCGCGTTGTAATTTCGTAAGCGATGGATCAAACAGGTTTGCGAGATACCCGGCAAAACGCTGAACATAAACAGCATGACGCGAAGATTGCTGGATTGTTAGATCTGTCATGCTTCGCTAATCCTATCCTTTGCAATATTAAAATAGGTTTCATCCATTTCTATACCTATAAATGAGCGGTTTAAATTCTTAGCTGCTACACCTGTTGTGCCGCTTCCCATAGTAAAATCCAAAACCGTTTCGCCTTCGTTGGTGTACGTTTTAATTAGGTATTCCATTAGGGCAACAGGCTTTTGTGTTGGGTGTAAGCCTCTTTCACGATTAAATCGTTGTATACTCCTAGGGCAGCGCAATTCGCTAACCTTTAACTTCTTGCCGCCTTCTTGAGTGCCATAAACGCTATTACTTCTGCCGCTGTCAATGGTGGTTGTTTCCTTTCCTTTCCTGCTGCCTATTCGCTCTTGTTTAATTTGATTATATGTTGTTTTGCCTTCACCAAATATTAAAACGCTCTCATGCTCCTTCATTGGTTGGTATTTAACTGTAGCAAAATTACTACCCCCGTCCTTTTCCCATATCCATTCATACTTAAACATTTTTAAGTTACTACTAATTAGTACACTCGTAAACGGCTGGCTTGCAGTCATCACAATAGCCCCATTAGGCTTAATAACCCGCTTCAACTGCTCCCACATTGGCTCAAGTGGAATAATTGAATCCCATTTACAAGCTGTTGTGCCGTATGGTGGGTCAGTCAAAACCATATCAACCGATCCACTTTCTATTTCCTTCATTCTTTCAAGGCAATCGCCCTGCATTAAATTAATCACTCATCCATTCCCGTATCGGCATTTGTGATCATCGCTCTTTCTTCATCCGCCGTTCTTTCAACGCTGGCTATCTCACCGCGCTGTAAATTCTCGTACAATGTGTCGTATGAGATAGCGCCGCCTTGATATGCTGCAACTATTGCAGTTAAATCCTGACCGCTCATACCTGTAGGATTATAATCTGTGTTCAACTGGTAAATAGCTTCTTCAGTGCTACCCATCCACATCGACGCAAAATTCAACGCCTTGGTTAATGCCTCGCTAATTGTTATCGCCACATCTGCGGTGGTTGAGTTTTGTGCAACTTGGTCAAGACTTTTTGCTTCTGCTGACTCAGCGCCACTTGATCGCGGTT